AGTGTTCGGTAATATTCTTGTTCAGCTCTATCTAAGTTTTTTATTCTATATAAAGTAAATCTTCTTACTACATCTGACATTATACTTGCTCATCATCAACATTTTCTTCTTGAACTTCATCTTGAGTAAATTGACCTGCTTCGGCTTGGGTATCTATTTCTTCAAATGCTTGTGTAAGTTTTTCATCATTATCTATAACTGATCTTACTATTTCTTTATCAACTTCTTTGTTAAATGTTGGAGATTGTAAATTCATAGCTTTTGCCATTGAATAGAATTGAAGATCATAAGCATAATCTTTTAGATTGAAACTATCTGGATAATTTATTTCACCATCAAAAACTGTGTTTTGAAACATTCCATAACATCTAAATAATTGTTCTTCTGCTATTTCTAAATTATCTGCTTTTTCTGAAAGTCTTGCATTTAATAATTCAAACTCTGTTTGTAATGCTATACCAGATGACACTTGTTGTTTTGTTGTTCTTACAGCTCCAGTATGTGCAATTCTATTAATAGCTTCTACTTTGTGTTTTATCGAATCCATAATAGATTGTAAATTAGCTCCTGATGGTTGAAGTAAATATGGTTTTAAATTTGAATCTATTTCTTCTGGCATTTCAATAATTGCACCTGCACCAGCACTTGCATTTACGCTTGGTGTTTTAACTAACGAAGGGTGATTTGATAAACGGATTAGTTGTTCGATTTCTGAATAGTCATTGTAAATTGATTTTTGCAAATCTGAAATATCTGTCAAATCGGACATTCCTAGTCCTCGTTTATGGCTTTTGGAATTGTATAAAATAACTGCTGGTATTTTTCCGATTTGATTCTCGGCAGTATCTATTATCGAGGGTTCTTGTTCATCTTTTTGATAAAGAGTATCTATTTTATCTGGATACCACATTCTCATATAAGTACCGCCTTCTTTATCAACTTCTTCTCTTACCTTTAAAAAATCAAGATAATATTTTCCATTGACCTCTCTTTTGAAATTCCAATCTAAAACATTTTCTGGAGTTACAATAGAAATGTATGGTCTGATGTCTTGATTTAATTCATCTGCTTTTGTTCTTGTTTGTACTGCTGGTTTATCTAATACTAAAAAACAATGTCCATATATTGAAGCATAATTTTGAGCTTGTTTTATTACAGCATTAAAACTATTACCTTCTAAATCAGCGTCTTTTAAGAATGATTCTAAACTAGGTTCTTCTGCCATCGAACCAAAATCTCTATTTGGTTTGACTCTAAATAAAAATGATGAATAGATTTGTACAATGTTTCTACAATGATTATCTAAAGGAGTGTTTGCAAGTCTTTGATTAAACTCATTATCAAGTTCAAGATTATATCTGTTTAGATATTGACCAATCATATAGTCATATCCACCATTATACGATCTTATGTAATACTCCCAATTGCTAATATTTTCTTTGTAATCTTTATGAGTATCTAGAACTTGATCTTTGCTGTATGCCATAACTTCCTTCTTTTACATTCCATCTTTGAGGATTACTAATTGAACTCTTAATTGTCAAAGGTTTTAGATAATCTACTAAATACCCAAGAGCATCGTTCATGTGGTCAAATCCTTCCTCTTTATCTGGAATATTTGTGTTTTCTTTGTATATCTGCCTTGATAAACCTTTTATCAAGGTTTTACAATAATTACTAATAAAAATATGTCTTTGACCATTTGTATCTTTTAATTTTGCATTAACAGCATTTATTCTATCTCTGACAGAAGTGTGTTTATGTTTTGCTTTAACATTAAATCCTGCGTTTTGTAAAATTGATAAATCAGTTCGTCCACCTGCTGATGTTTTTCTTTGCCTACAAGCTGGATCAGGGTAGATAAATATAGGTACTTTTGTTCCGTATCTATCTTTTATTTCTTGGCACATCTCATCAGTATTTGATCCATAAATCACTATCTCATCTATAAAATATAACTTTTCATTATGTATTTGTGCAACACAAGCACTCATGGGATCGACATTAAAGTCTAATCCCAGGTGCAAAGGTTTGCTCCAATCAATCTTTTTATCTTTGACATTCTCGTATTGATGAAAGTTATAATAAACTTGTCCTGCGTAGTTTTCAAAAGTTCCTTCAAATTCTTGTCTAAAAGTTCTTTGATCTAGGTCTGATTTAGCTTGTTCAAGTTCTTCTTTTTTAACTATACCGCCATCTGCCGTTGTAAATTGAAAAGATTCCCATTCATGATCTTGCTTTCCTTTTAGATACATTTCATAAGACCAATTACCATATCCTCTAGGTGTACCAGTAAATAATACTTTCGCTTTTTTATCTGCACAACTAGCTCTTAATACTTCAAACCATGTACGTTTATCTATATCTGCAAATTCATCTAAGATTAAGAAATTAAGTCCAGTACCTCGTAAAGAATCAAAATGATCTGCACCTTTAAGTGATATTGTGCTTCCTGATTGTCTAATTCTTATTGTTAAAGTTGTTTCGTTAATATCCTCAATCCAATTAAAAGCGTTTAGTATTTCTTTTAGATCAGACCAACAAATGTCTTTTGCCATTTTAAATGTCGGTGCTACATACCAAATAGTTTGTTTTGTTTTAGCTGCATATTTCATCATTTCAGTAATACACAGATAAGTTTTACCAAACCTTCTACCACTAATTAGAACTCTAAATCTTTTGTTGCTCTGTGATATTTGGAATTGTGGTTTCGTTAATTTTATTCTCATTTATTTCTAAACAATAGAAATTTATTGTTGCTTTTTGCTTATTAACTTCTTTCGCTGGTAGTTCTTTAAAAACATTCATTGATATTTTTGACCCTTCTATCATACAGCTTTTGTAGCTTTCAAACTTTTCGCTGTGCATAAAATCTTGGCTACAATAACCAGTAAGCGAAGAACATAGCTGCATAACTAACATAAATTTAATCATCTTTTTTAAACATATCTGGACTTGGAGATTGATTTTTTATTTTTTCAGCAAATTCATCATATCTCGGTGTTTCTCTTTTTGCGTATAAATATCTCCATAATTTGTTTTCCCATCTTGAAAAAATTGTAAGTAGTATTCTAGCAATGTATCTTTTAAATTTTGTAATCATAATCTAAAACCTTTTTTCCATGATTCTATTGCCCAAAAGGCAGGTGATAAATTTTTCTGTCCTTTTACTTTAGCAAGAATTGGTCTGAATCTAGCAAAGAACATTCTTTGTCTTGTAGGGTTGGTTTTTCTAATTGGTAAATTAGGATCACCAAATCTAACAACTTGAACACGACCAGTTGATTTGTTTCTTACATATACACCAAACTTTTTTGATTTGCTTGGTGTCCTAAAAGGTTTGTTTAGTTTTACATTTCTGCCTTTGAATTTAGCCATATTATTCTATCTTCTCTATCCGTAATATTTTATTGTCCTCTGATAATTCTGCTTTTACTCTTGAACACATATACACAACACGGCTACCACTATTTCTTGTTGCTATTCTTCTTTTGGCTAAACACTCAGATACACTTGGCATATAAGTCATCTCCATTAGTTTCTGTGGGTCTCCCACAAACATAAGTAATGCCATGATCTCTATCATTTTAAACCATTCTTCCTAATTAGTTTTTCAACATCTTCTTGAAGTTTTAGAATCTTCTTTTCTGCTTCTTTTAGTAGAACTTTTGTATGTATATTCTCATCTAATTGTTTTTGATGCTTTTCAATCAGTTTCGCATTGTGTTCAATAAGCATATACATTTCTAAATTCTTTGGTGTTTGTTCTGCCTTTTTAAGCAAATCAGCTTCCATCAAATCTAATCTTGTACTATGTTGATTGATCTTTTCCTGAATACCAAAATAACTCATTGTGCCTATTGCTACTATACCAATCAAACTTAAAACAGTTTTCATTGGCATTTGTATTTTTGATTCTTCGCTAATCTTTACTATTTCTTTTCTTGCCATAAAACTTTTCTCTGCGTTTATCTGCTTCTATTTCTTTTAAAAATCTTTTTGTGTTAGGATCATCAACATCTTTGCTTACATAAAACTTGTTCATGTAGTCAATAAACAATATAAAAGCTGCTAAAAAAATTAAACCTTCTACCATATTATGTATATATACTAGTTACAAATATAGCCAACAATATTTTTGTTGTATGGCAAGGTCTCCATAAGATATTCAAAATATCTATCGCAATCTACATATCTTCTTGTTGAATATTCCTTTTGGTAGATTAATGAGCTTGTTGTAAATTCTCCAAGAACAAACAATATTATAATTGTAAGTTTCACTAAAATCTCTCCCTTTTAATCCTTCTTGGTCTATATGAATGGCAAATATAATTATCTCTTACGCCAAAGCATTTGTAACCTGCACAAAATCTTCTAAATCCTGAATAAAAGGCACAATTACCACACGCTTGTTTTTGTTTAGTAGGTTGGAATGTTTGTGGAAGTCGGTAGTCTATTATCTCGCCATTTGGATAAAAGTTAGATCGTTTTAACATAATGTAGATTCTATTCGGTTTTTAGCAATTTCAAAATAGTTTTTATCTAACTCAATTCCTATAAATTCTCTGTTTAAGTTTTTAGCTGCAACTCCAGTAGAGCCAGAACCCATAGTAAAATCTAAAACTGTATCGTTTTCATTAGTATAAGTTTTTATTAAGTATTCTAATAAGGCTACTGGTTTTTGTGTTGGGTGTAGTTTTCCTTTTGAATTACTAACACTTGGAAAATTTAAAACACTTTTAGGATTAACTTTTAATGGATTATATTGTTTTAATCCTTGATTTTTTAATTTTATATGATTTGATTTATAAAACCCATAAAGCTGTGTTTTTGCTCTTACTTTTCCATTTTCGCTTCTGTCCATTAATTGTTTATTGAAACAAGGTTTCCCATTAAAAATAAAAATAGATATTATTTCATGGTATTTCATAGGCATATAAGAACTTGTTGCCATTCCTGATGGCATAGATTTTTGCCATATCCAATCATATTTAAAGTTTTTAATATTGCTCATTCTTAAAAAACTACTAAAAGGCTCACTTCCAAATAAAGCTATACAACCATTATCTTTAATAATTCTTTTAAGTTCTTTCCACATTGGCTCAAATGGAATTACACTATCCCACTTACATTGTGTTGTTCCGTAAGGTTGGTCAGTTAATACAAGGTCAATAGACTTATCAGGTATTGTTGGTAATACCTTTAAGCAATCATCATTATAAAGTTTCATTTACCTTGACCTCGATATTTAAGTTGTTTTTTTGATCTGCCTTTTCTTTTATGCTTATTCATTGTTTTGACTTTCGACGATGATGTTATTCTGCCTTGTGATGTTCCTTTATGTTTTTTTTCATAAACAACGGTAACGCCAAATATATTACCCTTTTTCTTTGCCATCTGTGTCTATATCTTCTGCATCTGCTTCAATTATTAATGGTAAAGGTTCTGTTGTTGTCGTTTGATGTAGTTTGTCCGACATTCCAAGATATTGCTTACTTAACCATTTTTGCATATCTGTTGAGTCTTTTTTGATAGCTTTGTCCCACATCTTTTTTCTAAGTGATGCTTTACCTTTTTCTCTATTTTCTTGAATATAATTGGCAAAATTCCTAGCTAGTGTTCTTTGTGAAATACCTAAAACAGCAGCTATCTCATAATCAGGACAACCAATCTCACACAATTTTGCTAAGATTTTTAAATCTACTTGAAGTCTCGGTCGTCCAACTGGATTGTGTTCTTTTTTTGTATTTGTCTTAATTTTGTCCATTTTAAAACCATACAATAATGCCACGAATAGCCAAAACTAAATATATAATTTCCATTGCTGTTCTTGATAAATCACCATCTTTGAGACCCACATATACCCACAACATACAAGAAAATGTTGATAAGCCCCAACCTATCCAAAGCATTTCAACTACTCCATTTGTAAGAAAATATACACTCATCATGGCAAGTATAAATCCTAACCATCTAATAGGTTCACTTGCTAATCTGTAAAATCTTATTTTCATAGTTTTTTTATCTCCTTTACAACACCAGTTGGAATAACATTTGTATCGCTAAATGTACTTTCAAAGCTATCGTAGCTGCTAAATGTCCATATAAAATCTTTTGTTTTCTTAAATATAAAAGCTCTTGTAATAACTTTTGAACAACTCATTTTACTTAATTCATTAAAATCAGACCAACCACTATTTCCTGTTGGATCAATCCAAGTTATTTCATAAAAAAAATATTGTCTATGATCTACAATGCAATATTGATGATCTGATTTTTTAATTTGTTTTTTTGTCATTTCTTAGTAATTTTATGTATTCTTTAAGTGCTTTATTTTCTATTGATAGTAGTATTATTCTTCTTCTAGCATATTTGAAAATTCTTAAAAGTGATTTCATTCTATATCTATCTCTCCTTCACCATTACAATCATCGCATTTGACCCAAGTTTCTTGTTCTGCAAGGTGATAGGGTACAGATAAAAATTTTCTTCCTTTGCAGGTTGGACATCTTATTCTGGTATTATCTCGTCTTTCCATTTGTGTTTTAGCCATTTTTTCCCATCTTTTAAAATAATATTATATTCTCCCCAGTTACCAACAATCTTATCCCCTGAATGTCCATTACTAATATTAGTTAATTTATTAGTATAATTGTTTAGTATAGCGTTGTTGGTGGTTAATAGGTGGTTATCGCCTGAGACTTGTGCTTGAAATTTATCGTAATTACTTATCGAAATGATTGAAACTGATGCGTAAGGGTGGTTATCATGTGGTTTGCACTTGGTTACTCTTACATCAATCATTCGTTTTTTTTTCAACCTTTGTATAAATGACCTCATAGTTGAATATGGCATTTTCCATATAGCTGCATTTTTTCTAAGAGGAAATATTAATTCACCTCTTTTAACATAAAT